ATATAATTTTTTTTTTATTCAATTGTAAATTGACCTACTATAATGACTATAATGACTATTTGAAAATATTATTTAAACAAAAGACAATATTATTATATATAATAGATTATAGAAAACATAAATGGACGATATTATGATCCAAAAAGCAATTGAGCAATATCAAAAACGACTTTTAAAATTTAAAGAACATTATCAAAAAAAGAAAGAAGATGAAACATTTATGGAATCAAATAGAGTACGAGCAAGGGAATATTATAAAAATAATCCAAATAAAAAAAAGGAATATTATGAAATGAATAAAGATATAGCAAAATGTAAATCCATGTATAATTATTATAAAAAAATTGATAAACTTGATATATTTAAATTAAAATATCCAGAACGATATGCATTAGTAGTCAGGGGGTAAATCTCTTTTATCAGGGTAATCTTGTGGTTCAAGGGGTTCATCAATCGGTTCACCTTCAGGTAAATCTTTAACCATATCAAGCATTTTTGCTTCTGTAATTGGAATTCCTTCTTCGTCTAGTTTAGATTTACAATCCTTATAATGTTGATGTTTGTTAATTCCAACAAGAACATAATATACTTTATCTAGATGTTTAGGCATTTATATTATATATAATATTTTAATTGTAAAATACAATTTTTAATATTTTTTTTTATTAGATTTTTTTGAAGAACTTCCATCAAATATTTCTTTTTCATTCATTTTATTATTTGTTTTTGGTGGTGCTTTTAAAGGTACATAATTTTTACTTTTATCTTCACTACAAGGTAAACATTTCGCCATTTTGGTTATTCCTTTCTTTTTTTTAACAGGCATTATAATATTTATAATATATTTTTTTTTAATAATAAATTAAAATATTATACTATAATATAAATGACTTCAATTATTCTTTCAAATCGTATAAATGAACGGACTAATTTTGGTATGGATGATAGTATTTATAAAGCATGGAACTTTAAAAATCAATTATCATCCAATATAGTTATTCCTGCAAATTCTCAAATAGCACTTCAATCTTGTAAAATTAATGTAGATGGAACTTATTCATTAAATTTAAATGGTGATTTATTTGCTCAATGGTTCGGTCAAGTATTAAGTGATACTGTTAAACAATATCAAACAACTTCTTATCCAATTCAAACAGGTTTAACAGGGGTAAGTGCTAATGGTGGTATGGGAGTTAATACTGAAGATTTAGCATCAATGATACAAAATTCTTTAAATTTAAGTTCTCATCATCCGAATCATATGGGATACTGGACAGTTGAAAGAAAAATAGATGCTTCTACAAATGAATTTAAGGGATTTACATATACTCTTGAAGAATATAATGGAAATACAGATAATAAATCTACTTATGCTTTATCATGTTTTACAAAAAATCAACAACTAAATAATGTTCCTGCTGTAAATTGGACTTATGGAATAGATGCTGGAACTAATAATGGAGAATTTACTGCTAATTCTCATCAAACTTATCCTGCTGTTGCTATGCTTCCTGAACTTCCTATGAGTTTAATTAATGGTGAACTAATTGTAGATTTTAGTGATGCTAATGGAAAAGGGGTTAATTGGGCAGTTGGATTAAGTAGAAGTAATTTAGGAACACCGCCGACTGGTACTTTAAATCTCAATAGAGTTATGGGACCTAAATATTGGAGTAGAGTTCGTGGAGGCGACTGGGCATTTGAGTTCTTTTGTGATTATGTAATATATAGATATGATGATGAATTATTTATTGCTCATACAATTACTAACCCTGCTGAAACAGGAGGAAGTGCTACTGCAGGAAATAAAGATAGTATTTATATTGCTGATATTGATTATAGTGAAACAAGTGCTATAGGATTTCCTTATGATATTAATACTAATACTGATGCTTATACAAAAGTTAAATTTACATTAATTAACGAGCAAATGAAAATTGAAATGCTTACGGCGACTGATGTTGCTACTGAAATTTATTTATATAAAGATGTAGGAGTTGATGGAAGAACTAAATACATGAATTTATCTCCAATTCATCAGGCGAATAGATGTTTACATCCAGTTTTATATGTAGAAACAACTCCAGCAATTACAGATGCTAATTTAAGTGTTGAAAAATGTATAAATGCTCCACTTGGTCCAAATTCAAATATTACTAATAATGCTGGACTTGATGTTTATAATGCAGGAGATAAGGCAGATGGTTTATTTACGGGATGGTGGGAATTTTGTAGGGGTAGTGGTCTCACTAGTAGATGTATGGCGCTAGAACGAAGGGCATGGAATAATTATGATCCAGCAAGTACATCAACTCATAATTTCTTGGGTTTACAAAATGCAGATTTAAATCTTGAAGGAAGTCCAGTTATTATTGTTAAACCAAGTTTAAATTATACTCTTACTGGTGGTTGTAATACACCTGAATTATTTGGATTCCTAAATAAAGGAGTTATTGATACTTTTGCTTTAGGTGGTGGAGGTGATAATGATAAATTTATAGTTGAAAGCACGACTGTCCCTGCATTACAAAATACAAGAGCAATATTCGTAAGATTAGATAATATTCCTACAAAAAATATAAATGCTTTTAAAGGTAATAATTCTACTATCTTATCCATGCTTCCAAGACAATCAAAAGAAACAGAAGTAGGACGAGTATTTTATGAACCTCAAAATCTTATGTATGTAGATTTACTTAACGAACAAGAAATAAGGTTAAATAGTTTTGATGTTAGTTTTTGTTATGTTGATGAAACATTTGCAACTAATTTATCTGGACAATCTGTAGTTGTTCTTCATATAAAACAGAAGGATCATAAGTGAAAATAAAGTTAATGATTTTATAAAAAACATTAATTAATTTAATTAGATTAAATGAATAAAAACTTTTCTATAAATTTTTAGTAAAATAGATAAATTTTAATTTATTTTTAGATTATTTTTTTTATATTTATTAATATTATAAGATGGAAAAAAGTAATCTTCCTCCACAATTAGCATATGATTTTGTAGATGATTTAGTAGATGAATCAACTGGAGAGGAAAACCCTAATTTTATATATGAGGAAGAAAAAGAAGATAAAGAAGAAGATACAATTAAAGATAAAATAGTTAGTTTTGTTGAACCTGAACCGATTAATGATGAAGAGATTTTTGATGCAGTTCTAGTACTACCTGAAAAAAAAAGTGTAAATTACAATATTCCAGATAGTACTATTAATGCTGGTGGAACAGAAGCAACTCCTCCTCCTGTGCCATTAAAAGCAAATGGAAAACCAGTTAAATTAAATAAAAATGGAAAACCTAGAAAACCTATATCACCAGAACATTTAAAGAAACTACAAGATGCAAGAAAAAAAGCACTTGAAACACGACGAGCAAATAAAAAAGAAAAAGTAAACACAAAAGAATTACAAAAGAAAAAGAAACAATTATTAATTGAAAAAGAACAATTAGAAGTTAATGAATTAGAAGAACAAGTAAAAACTAAAAGTACTAAACCTATTCAAAAAGTAGAATATATTAATGGATTGACTAAAGAAGATTTATATACTGCACAATTAGAAGCAATAACTAAATATGATGCTGTAAGAAAAGCACAAAAAAAGAAAAAGAAAGAAGAACAGATGATCCAACGAGAAAAAAAAGAAATGTTAAATAAAATTCAACATGCTACGAGTGGATGGAAATCTACAGCAGGGATATATGGTGATTGTTTTTAAGGTTGTAATTTACAATTTTTTTATTTTATTTTTTTATGTGGATAGTTAAAAGACAATCTGGAATATATGGATACATTAAATATATTGATGCTTTACAAGATATAAATAGAATAAATATAAAATGGAATGGTTTATTTTATGTTAAAAATTAAAATATAATACTATAATATAAATGGATAAAAAAGGAAAAGTTCCAAAGATTAAAAAAGTAAAAGATATTCCTGAAAATGATAAGTTTGATGGAATCCATGATTATCTTCCAAAAATGCCTTGTTTAATGATTATTATAGGAAGTGTTAAATCTGGAAAAAGTAATTATATTATTAATCTATTATGCAATAATGATTTTTATAAAGGAATGTTTGAAATAGTTCAAATCATATCTACTACATTATATAGTGATAATAAAGGAAAAATACTTGATAAATATTTTGATTGTAATGATAATTTTGATAATAGTTTAATTGAAGGAATAAAAGAAGAACAATCTCAATATCCAAAAGAAGAGAGACCAACCAGAGCATTAATATTAGATGATTGTTTAACTCATAAAGGAGGCGGTGGATTAAGTAGAAATGATAGTATTAGTTTTTTTTCCACCAGATTTAGACATTATATAAATTTTTATTGTATCACTACACAAAGTTTTAAAAATTTAAGTCCATTGATTAGGAATAATGCTAATGCTGTAATTATTTGTAGATTACAAAACACCGCCGAAAAAAATAAAGTGATGGAGGAATATGGAGATTTAGTAGGAGGTCAGGAAAACTTCTTAAAAATGTATGATGAAGTACATAATGAACCTTATAACATTATGTATTTAGATTTACAATCAAATCCAGCAAGAGTATTTAAAAATCATGAAAAACAATTATATCCTTAAAATAGTCATTATAGTCATTATAGTAGGTGAATTTACAATTGCATAAAATAAAAATGATATGATAAAATATTTCTACTCTTGATTTAAGATTACTATAATGACTATAATGACTATTATAAAATATTGTAAATTACAATAAATATATATTTTATTTTTTTAAAAATGTAATTAATATATATTATATATTTATAAAATGGACTTATTCTCTACTAATGCTGGACACATGCACGGAAATATGATAGATAGTAGAATAGCACAGGTCAACGCTGGAATTATTAATGCTAATAATCAACTAGCAGATACTATTACTGGATTAAAAGAACAACAAAAAGAAAATGAATATTTATCAAGTGCTAAAAATCTTGTATCTAGTGCTTATAGTGGTGGAGCATATAATACTAAATTAGAAGCATATAAACAATTTGTAGCAGAAGGGGGTAAAGGTTTAGGTTTAAAACAAGCAGGACGAGAAGCAGTTCAAGAAATTAGAAGTACTGGTGAAGGATTACGAGATGCTGGTATGGGAATAAAAGAAGCAGTATTTAGTAAATCTCCATTAGACGAACATATATCAACTAGTAAAATTACTACTGCTGGAGAAATAGGAGCAGAAGGAAGAACTGGTTTATCACAGGCGGAACATGTAGAAGAAATGGGATCCAAACTTGTAAAAGGTGGACTACAAGAAGGAGAAGAATTAGTTGGTAAAGTGAGTGGAGTTGCTGGAAAATTAGGAAAAGGTTTAGGGATTGCTGGTGGTCTTGCTACTGGGGGTATGGCGTTATTTGATGATTTTAAAGGAGGTTCATTCCATTTACAAGGTGATAATACTGCAGAAAAGATTGCTAATGCTGGACAGATTATAGGTGCTGGATTAGATGTAATTGGAACAGTTGCTCCTCCAGTTGCTCTATTAGGTGGAGCAGTAGATATTTTATCTGGTATTATTGGCGGTGTAGGTAGTATTGAAGAAGGAGGAGAAAAAGAAAAACAATTAGATAAACAAGGGGATAAACAAAAACAGAAACTTCAAGTAGCATCTGTGGTAGGTTCAGCACCTATTACAACTGGACGAACCATATAATATTGTAAATTACAATTTTTTAATTTAGTTTTTTTTTATCTCATATTATTATATCATATAATATAATTTAATATGGGTGAAGGAATATTACAACAATTTAATATTAATGAACTTGCAGGAGCAACTGGATTAATATTAGGAGCATTAGGAGGATTACTTGCTGTTATATGGAAATCAAGGTGTTATTGTAAAATGAATTTATGTTATTTATGTCAATGTGAAAGAAAACCACCACCAGATAATCCAGATGAAGTAAGTGATGAAGAATTAATTGTTCCAAAAAAAAAAGAAAAAGAAAAAGAACCTCAACCAGAACCAGAACCACAACCAGAACCAGAACCACAAATTCCTTAAATAATTAATCTTATATTATTTATATATAAAGACTATTTGATATAATAGATTATAGAAAAGAAGAGGATAAAAAATTAAATAACAAAAATAAAAATATAAGTATAGATATATGAATATCCGTCCAATTAAAACCTTTGTTGAAGAATTAGAAGAAAAACATAAAATTCCATGTTATAGAAAAATACAAGTTAATATTGTGAATGGTGTAAAAAAACCCCTTGCAGACCATAAAGATTGGAATCCAGACCAAATTAAAAATGATAGAGGATATGGTAATAATTATAGTATATCATTAAAACATATTCCAGATTTATTTTGTGTTGACTTTGATGAAAAAGATATAGGAGATTGTGAATTATATGATTTATTAAATGAAGATTGTGTAGCAACAACAGAAACAAAAAAAGGAAGTCATTATTATATTTATATTCATAATGTTCCAAAATATAAATGTGAAACAAAAGTATTAGTTGATAAAGTAGATTGTGATTTAATTAAATGGGGTAATAATATGTGGGAACTGGATACACGAGAAATTAAAGGTGATATTAAATCTTATGAATGGGATGATTTAAAAGATTATTTTAATCATAAAAGAATGAATTTTATTAATAGTCCTTCTGTTAGTCCAGTACAATCTCCTAGTCAAAGTGAAGATGAAGATGATATTCCATATGAAATAAAAAATATTCCTATTCCAAAATGTAATGAAGAAGATTTACAAAAATATCTGCATAATATTAAACCTAGATATGATTATGATAATTGGTTAAAAGTTGGTTTTATTTGTTATAATAATTTTGATGGTGATGATGATGGTTTTGATATATGGAAATCATGGACAAAAGAAGATAAAACTTTTAAAAAAGAACACTCTCATAGAACGAATGCTTATATGATGGAAAAATGGAAGACTTTTAATGGTGATGGAAATAAATTATCTTATAAACAATTAATTAAATGGAATGTACTTGATTATCCACCTTCAAATAAATATGAAGGTTGGTATAAAAATGGATTAGATTATTTCATGGAAGAAATGAATAATGAATGTATGTTATATACTGATACTGGAGATATTTTATATTATTCTAGAAAAACATATATCCGTAATAAACCTGCAGTAGCAAAACAATTTTATCAAAAATATTCATTTTATATTGAAACTGATGATGATAAAAAAAAACCTAAACCAACAAATCCTTTTGATATTTGGTTTAATCATATAGACAGAAAAGATATAGATAGAATTGTATTTAATCCTAAAGGAGATGTTGAAGAAAATGAATTTAATATATGGAAAGGATTTAAATATAAAAAAAAGAATGATGGAGATTGTTGTAAAATACAAGATTTTTTAAATCATATTAAACATATATGGGCGAATGATGATGAAGATACATATAATTATATTTTAAATTGGTTTAGTAAATTGATCCAAACTCCATGGAAAAAAAATAATATATGTTTAGTACTTCATAGTATAGAAGGTGTAGGTAAATCATTTATTCTTGATATGATTGGTAAAATTATTGGAAATGATTATTATATTTCTACAAGTAATTTAAAACATATATTAGGTGATTTTAATGGAGATGCAGAAGGTAAAATATTAGTTAATTTAAATGAAACTGGAATGTGGTATGATAAAAAAATTGTAGGTTCATTCAAAGAATTTATTACTGATAATAATATTCAAATTAATAAAAAAGGAATTCAATCTTATAAAATTGATAATTATTGTAATACGATTATAACTACAAATGAAGACCATATAGTAAACATTAATGGACAAGATAGACGATTTAATATTCTTGAATGTAATAATAAAAAATATAATAAACAATATTATCAAAAAATAGCAGATACTAATTTACAAGATTTAGCAGATTATTTATATTCTAGAGATATAAGTAATTATGATAGTAGAGATTTTGTAAAAAGTGAATTACATCAACAACAAGTTAAAAAGAATATGGACTCCGTTGAATTATTTTATACTGCATTATTAGAAGGTGATATGATTGGAGATGATTATAATATTAAAAATCCGTGGTTTAATAAATATGAAGAAACACCTGAAAAAATTATTTCAAAAGATAGAATATATAAAATGTATTGTGATATGAAAATGGGTAGTCATGATAGTAAAGTTAATAATCGTGCATTTTGGATTAAAATGAAAAAATTAAGTCCATCATTAATTATTGGAAAAGCAAATCAAACAAGTAAAGCAAAAATTACATTTCCATCATTAGAAAAAGCACAAGAAGAATATAATAAGTATTTTGGTTTATGAAAAAAACCATGATGAATTTTCATTAGGTTTTATATCATCGTTAGTAAATATTTCATCTTGTTCTTTATCTTTTATTTTTTCTTTGATAATTGATAAATCATTTTTAATCGTGTTAATATCTGTTTTTATTGTTTTTACTTGAGAAGATATTTCTTGTAAAATACAATTATTATTTTTGATTTTTTTATCCATTTATTCAATTATACATTATAATTTATTTTTTTTTTATTTAGATATAATTAAAATATTTATATATAGTATAAAATGTCTTCTTATTGGTCTAGTGATAATGTTGTTCATATTGGAGAAGAACAAATTTCAATTCCTACTGAAAATGGTCTAGAATATGCAGTTAAACAATCTGGACGGAAAGTCCAACTTACAATTCCTCCAGAAGTTAAATTTATGGATGGAAAAAATAGTTATTTAGAATTTGACCTTAAAATTGACCAACCTTTCGGTGTTCCTACTCGTCTTCAATTGGATCCTCATGGAGCACAGGTATTATTTAAAAATATGAGAATTTATGATGGTTCTCGTGGTGTACTACTTGAAGAACTTGTAGAATATCAAACTTGGGCGTGTTTAAAATATGATTATGATGCTGATGATAGTTTACGCCAGAAACGAGCATTAGAAGAAGGTGGAACTTGTTGGAACCCTACTAATCGTGGAACTCTTGGAACATCTAGAAGTGAAATGGCGGATACAAGAACTAATCCTTATTTTAAAGCAGAAACTCTTGGAGAAGATTTAGATACTCCTTATGATGCTGATAGTTTAAGAACTGCTAAATGTTGTCTTCCTTTACATGCTGGTATTTTTAGTGATAAAATATTCCCTGTTATGATGACTAATGGTTTATATATTGAATGGGATTTAGCACCTGCAGGCGAAGTTGTTAAACAACTTGATAGTGTTTCAAGATATAGGAGAACTCCTCTCAATCCAGTTTTCCATTCGTTAAGTGATAATGCTACGACTACATGGTTGACTACTAATGCTAATGCTGAAACTTCATTCCTTTTATCTAGTCAAAATAATTTAGTTGGAGATGATGCAGTAAGTAAATTTCCATTTGTAGTTGGTGAAACAGTTAATTTTGTAAAAGCAGATGATAATACAAAAGTAGGACGATTTACACAAAATGCAGTTGAAATTGGCAAAGGTGGTTTTGTAATTAATGAAATTAGACTACATGCTTCAGGAAAGGTTGAAGTAGTTGTAGATGACCCTGCTGGACTAATTAATGATGGAACTGATGATGATGGTGCTATTGATATTACTCAAGATTTCGTTCTATATTCTACGGCGGTTAGTGAAGCAACTTCTTATGATATTGGTTATACTATTTCAAATGTAAATTTAATAGTACATAAAGTAGACCTTGACCCTGCATATGAAAAAGGAATGATGAGTAAACTTCGTGAAGGTAAATCAATTGAATTTGATTTTATGAGTTGGACTAATTATAAACATAGTTCACTTGCAAGTGATAAACAAACTTCATTTAATTTTCATGTAAATAATTCTCGTGCTAAATCTCTTGTAATTCAACCTCAAGATGCTACAATTTATCCTAATCAAGTATTAATGACTGGTGGTAGTGAAACACTAGCACAAGAAACTTATAAAATTACTGAAAATTCTATGGATAAAAAATTAAATAGTGTCCGTAGTGCTTATAGTGGTATAAATGATGGACTTACAAGTGTCCAGTATCAAATTGACGGAAAACTTGTTCCATCTCGTCCTATCTCTACTAGAAAATGTGCTACTAAAAATTCTATTGATCAGTTCCATTTATACGAACTTGAAAAAACATTATCTCAAGCAGATATTCCTCCTCGTTCTTTTAAATGTTTCCTTGAAAATTGGAATGTAGGAAGGGGATTTGGTGTGCACGGCGGAGCAATGGATTTAAGAAACAAAGATTTAACTTGTATATTTAAATATGAAGATGCTACACATGTTCCAGAAAAAAATAAAATGTATCAGGCATTCGTCTATCATATTCGCCGTCTAGTAATAAGAAATGGTGGAGTAGAAGTCGTAGTCTAAATATTGTAATTTACAACAATAAATAAAATAATTTTATCCATCCATAAATATAAATAAATATTAAACAACAATATATAAAATTAATTCTTCTTTC